CTCTGGGTCTTGGTCATGCGTTTCTCCGACGTGACGGGTTTGCATGACCGCGTTGGTTGGGCGGGAAGTCGAGGCGACGTTCTCCATGGTCCAGAGCTTGGAGGGCGGTCTGCTCAGCAGTGCGGCTGCGCAGCCGCACCAAGCCACGGGCGAGGATGGTGCAGACCTCGCGGAGGTGGGGCGGAAGGTGCAGATTGGCGGTATTCGGCAGGGGCATGTTGATCCAACACACATGGTCCTGCCCTATTCCCTACCGACTGGTGGCGCGCGCCTTCCCAGGTGAGTGCTGTGCCGTGGCAGATTTCACCGCGCTGAGCGCCGAGGGGCGCCCGATGTCCGGCTTGATGGTCGGCCAGATCCTGCTGAGCCGCAGCTTGATTGAGCTCTCGCAAGGCACGTCATCCGGTCCCAGTTCCGTGGCAAACCAGTCCAGCATCCGTTGCATCAGTTCCGCCTGCGTGCGTGGCGCGCCATCTGCCCAGATTGTGTTGATGATCTCGACCCAGAACGATTCCCAATCGTACTTTGGCGGTGCACCGCGTGATCTCTTCCGGCCGGGTCCTTCTGGACCGTCACTGGCGACCGGATCGCCGGCGCCGATCCCTTGCACCCCCTCGAACCGCTCCATCTCAGCGTGGCGGAGAACGAGCGCCTGTCGATCAACCAGCAGGGTTCCCGGCTGATCGTTCTGATCGGGGAGATCGAAGCTTTCTCCCGGTGTAGCGCCGTAGAATTGACCCACCGCCTGTGAGGCATGCTGCAGGACTGACCACGCGTCCACGCGGCCAAGATCCATCGTTCCGACGATCCACCGCGTGCCAGTCGGGATCCTAAAGGATCGACCGTCGCTGTCCTCATCATCTTCGTAGGTTTCGACCCGCACGCCGGCGACCGGAATGGACAGCGTGAGCTCGCCTGCCAGGACATACGCAGCGATGTCCGCCTCCTGAAGCGACCAGCGGGTGCAGATCTCGGCAAGGCCGTAAAAGGGCTTGCGAGGAAAGGCCTTGCTCATGGGATCACCTCCGGTCGATGGCGCGCAGCCGGCGATAGGCGTGCACCACCTTTGCCATGTCGCCTCGCATGTCAGGCGGCAGGCGCTGCGCCTCGACAAACAGGTCGTCCATTTGCAGGCCGAGGATCGCGGCGGCCCGCTCTATCAGATGGTCGCGCGGCGGGCTCTCCAGGTCGCGCTCGATCCGAGACCAGTAGGCCGCCGAGATGCCGAGGCGGTCGGCCATGTCGGTGAGCCCGATCTGCAGCGCCGTGCGGCGCTCGCGGAGCATGCTGCCGAAACTCACAGCCGACCTCCCTCGACCAGGCCGTAACGCATCAGCCGCACCGCGATGAAGCGGTCCGAGACGCCGAAATCTCCGGCAAGCGCAGCCGTTATGCCAGCCAACGTGTCGGGCGGCGTGCCGGCGGCAAGCACACGGCATCCTGGGCGTCCGCGATGCGGCGCGTGAACCATGCGTAGCTTCTCGGCCCGTGCATGCGCGACCAGCCGGAGATGCAACGGCGCCGGCGGCACGAGCACAGCGCCCATGAATTCGTTGGCGCGGCGCTCGGACAGCAGCGTGGCCCGGTCCAGGCAGGCGGCGCTCATCGTGACCGACCGGTAGCGCCGCGCGGGATGCATAACGGCCGCCGGAACGTCGAACACGATGTGGCCGACCTCGTGCGCCGCGGTGCTGAGCGCCAGGTCCGGGCGGTTGATCACCATACCGGCGTTGACCGACACCAGCGCCATCCCCGGCGCGGCGGGGTCGGTCTCGCAGATGCCGAGGACCGGTCTGCCCGCCTCGTCGTGGACGTCGTGGACGAGATCCCAATCGGTGACGATCTGCCGGTGATTGACCTCCAGGTTCGTCGCCGCGGCGACCAGGCCGTCGGCTCGGATGGCCCAGACGCTGTCCTGGCGCTCCACGGCCCTGCGGAACTGCGCGGCGACCGCCCAGATGGCCTCAGCCGTCAGCGCGTGGGGGGCGCCTGTCTGTTGGTGATGCGGATAGGTCAGCGATACCGGCATGGCGGAAAGCCTCGATCGTCTTACGCAGTTGGTTAACGTCGTGTTCCTTTTACGTTCTCATGCCATCGGGAGTCCAGCCCGGAGGCAACAACCCGGCCAATAAATCGCCGCGCCCTTCCCCCTGCCGCCGGCAGCAGAGGATGAAACCCATGGAATTGGCGGATTTCTGCGGGTCAACAAATCCTGCCCCTATTGCTGGCCGGCATTTATCGCCTTTGTTGGTCATCTGGCCGAGGCCTGGCGTGGTTCGGTCCTGCCATCGCAGCACACAGCACGACGCAGGAAGCCAACATGACCGCACAACGCCTTGATATCGCCCAGGGCGCCCCGCCCTGGGACCCGTCCCGCCTGCACCGGGCCCTCTCGACGGCCCATGAGCAGGCCAAACGCGGCGGTCGCCGGCTTCGCCTCTCCCGGGCCGATTGCGACGACCTGCGCCAGGACATCCTGCTGGCCATGGTCCTGCGCTGCCGGCACTACGACCCGTCCCGCGGCGCCTGGTCCACCTTCGTGGGGCTGCTGGCCCGCAACGTCGTCGCGGATCACGCACGGGCCCAGCGCCAGCGCATCGAGCCGATCTTCCTCCCCCTCGACGTCGACGATTTCCCCAATGGCTGCTCGGCGACGCAGCAGGATCACGTCGACCCCACCCTCTCGCTCGACCTGGAACGCGTCGCCAGCGAACTGCCGGCGGCACCCCAAGCCGTCCTCCGGTTGCTCGGTGCTGAGGGCGACCTGCCCAGCGCGCAGCGGGCCAGCACGTTGTCCCCCGCCTCCTTCTATCGCTCGGTCGCCGATCTGCGGTTCTGGCTGCACTCCACCGGCATGCGATCGGCGAGTGAATGGCCGCGCCGCCAGGCAGGCGCGGCCGGCTGAGAGAAAACCGCACTCCCCTTCGTAGAAAACAAGATGCCGAACCATGTGCGCCAGGGAGAACCAAACGATGCGCATTGAGCGCCTCACGACCAGCCCACAGCAACCTGCCCCGTTGTCGACCGTGGAGGCGCCGCTGAACGTCGTGCTGAACGAGCATGACCTCGGCGCGCGGATTGCGGTCGCGATGCCAGGCGACATCATGACCTACCACGTCGGCATGCTGGCACGAGACCGCTGGCCGTGCAGCTTCGTGCTGACAGAGGAACGCCGCATCACGTTGAACGCAGTCGCCAATCGTGTCCGCAAGCTCGCAGATGCGGGTTGGGTGCATTTGCTACAGCGCCGGGTTGGCGACGAGTGTTTCGCCTACCTGCTGGTTGTTCGGCCCCGGCCGCGCCTGCGTCGTGGTGCGGCGATGCCGGCCCCTGTCTCTCATTTGCAGGCGGCGTGAGGCCCATGGGAAAGGCATCCCGCGACAAGGGCCTGCGCCGCGAGCGGGCGATCGTGGACCTCCATGTGAAGTGCGGCATCCGGGCCGAACGCGTGCCGCTGTCCGGCGCGGTCCGGTATCGCGGCAACGGCGCCGATGTCGATCTGTATGTGCGCGGCGCGGAGCCGGTGAAGGCTGAAGTCAAGGCGCGCGGCGCAGGCGAAGGCTTCCGCACCCTCGACCGGTGGCTCGCCGAAAACGATGCGCTGTTCCTCTGGCGGGACCGGGCCGCACCGCTGGTCGTCCTGCCCCTACAGGTCTGGCTCGAAATCGCTGGCCGCAGCACGCGCTGTACCGACCCCGATGCCGATCTCGCCCGCTGCGAGCGCCGGAGCCACGCCGAGCACGGCCTGCTGCCACCGATCGATGCCATCGCGCGTGAGACCGCGTGACGCGCCCCACCTCCCACATCCCCCAGGAGATCACATGCTGAACAACCGAACCCAACTCGCCGACCTGCGCACCATGAATGCCGCGCAGGTCGCGCGCCTGCCGGTCGACCACCTCGCCATGCTGCTCGACGAGCTCGGTGACCTGAGGACCGACGCCAAGCGCCTCGGTGATCTGCTGAACGACGCGCTGCACGCCCGTTATGCCGAACGCGCCACCGCCGTCCGCCGCGACGAGGGCAAGGACACTGGCCGTGTCCGCCTGGAAGACAGCGGCTTCGAGGTCATCGCAGACCTGGCTAAGCGCGTCGAATGGAACCAGGCACGGCTCGCCGATGCTGTGGCCACGATCCGCGGCTGGGGTGAGGACCCCGCCGACTACGTTACGATCGAATTCCGCGTCCCCGAGAGCCGCTTCACGGCATGGCCGCCGAAGCTGCAAGCGGTGTTCGTGCCGGCGCGCACGGTCGCCACCGGTCGCCCCTCCTACAGCATCGAGCAGAGGGGTCACGAGTGATGGCGATCTCGCTCGCTTCTCTGCGGTCCAATACTGCACTGTCGCCGCCGCGCCTGCTGTTCTACGGGGTCGCCGGCGTGGGCAAGACCCTGTGCGCAGCCAGTTCGCCGAAGCCCGTCATCATCCAGACGGAAGACGGCCTGGGCACCATCAGTGTGCCAACCTTCGGACTGCTGCGCAGCTTCGACGAGGTGATGCAGGCGCTGGCCTGCCTCTATACCGAGGCGCACGACTACCGGACCGTGGTGCTGGACAGCCTCGACTGGCTGGAGCCGCTGATCTGGCAGCACACGGCCCAGCTGCACAACCAGCCCGACATTGAGTCGTTCGGCTACGGCAAGGGCTACCTTGCCGCGCTCGACACGTGGCGCAGCTTCCTGGACGGCATGACCGCGCTGCGCGACGAGCGGGGGATGGGTGTGATCCTGATCGCCCATGCCGAGATCAAGCGCTTCGACAGCCCAGAGACCGAACCCTACGACCGCTACCAGCCGAAGCTGCACAGCCGCGCATCGGCGCTGGTGCAGGAGCATGTCGATGCCGTGCTGTTCGCCAACTACCGGATCAGCACGCTGAAGTCTGATGTCGGCTTCAACAAGAAAGTGGTCCGCGGGGTCAGCGGCGGCGATCGCCTGCTGCATACCGCCGAACGGCCGGCATTCCTGGCGAAGAACCGCTTCGGGATGCCGGAGACGCTGCCGCTCGCCTGGCCCGAACTCGCGGCCTGCATCCCCTTCTACGCGAACACCACCGAATCCCGGAGCTGAGCCATGGCATCACTGAATGGAACCTTCGATGCGACCGAGGTCGCGCCTGCCATACCGCTGGAGGTGTTGCCGCCGGGCAAGTATCTCTCGCAGCTCATCGAGAGCGAGATGATGCCGACCAAGGCCGGCGACGGCCAGCTCTTGAAGTTGGTCTTCGAGGTGCTGGAGGGCCCCTACGCGCGGCGGAAGATCTTCGACCAGCTGAATCTGGTGAACCGCAACGAGCAGACGGTGGAAATCGCGCAGCGGCAGCTCTCGGCGATCTGCCATGCGGTCGAGCAGGTCCAGGTCAGTGACAGCGAACAGCTGCACTTCAAGCCGCTGATCGTGACGCTGAAGGTCGAGCCTGCCGGGGTCGACAAGCATGGCGTGCACCGCGACGCGCGCAACAAGGTGGGGGGCTACTCGTCGGCAAAGCCTGGTACCCAGGCTCCGGCTGCGGCCCCTCGCCCCGCTGCGGCGGCACCCCGGCCCGCGCCTGCCGCGCCTGCCGCGCCGCCGCCAGCCGCCCGTGCCGCGGCGACAGCGCCCTGGCGGCGCAACGCGTGAGGACCCTGCCGGCGGACCACCGATCCGCCGGCTTCCCCTCCCTCCAGCCGGGAACATGCCATGGCTGCCCTTCCACCTCCTTCGTGCCCTACTGTCACCGCCATCTACGCGGCCTATGAGGAGGCCGCCGATGCCGGCTTCCGCGCCCATCTCGGGGCGTCGCTGATCGGCACCGAATGCGAACGCGCGCTCTGGTATGCCCTCCGCTGGGCCACGCGGGCGCAGCATACCGGCCGGCTGCTGCGGCTGTTCGAAACCGGCAACCTGGCCGAGGGCCGTTTCGTCGCTGACCTACGGCGCATCGGCGTCACGGTGCTCGACCTCGATCCGGCGACCGGGCGGCAATGGAACGTTCGTGATGCGTCAGGGCACTTCGGCGGCAGCATGGATGCGGTCGCCATCGGCTTCGCGGAGGCGCCCAAGACATGGCATGTCTGCGAGTTCAAGACCCACGGCCACAAATCTTTCGCCAAGCTGGTCGCCGAGGGTGTTGAGCGATCGAAACCGCTGCACTGGGCGCAGATGCAGGCCTACATGCAGATGGCCGGCATTGATCGGGCCTTCTACCTGGCGGTCTGCAAGGATACCGACGAGCTCTACCAGGAGCGCATCCGGCACGATGCCGATGCCGGCCTGCGCATCCTGGCCAAGGCCGCGCGCATCGTCGGAGCCGAGCGGCCGCCAACACGCATCAGCGACGATCCGGCCTGGTGGCAGTGCCGGTTCTGCGACCACCATTCCGTCTGCCATGACGGTGCTGCGGTCGAGCGCCATTGCCGGTCCTGCCTGCATGCCTCCCCCGTGGATGGCGGTGGCTGGCATTGCAGCCGTCACGGCGTTGCGCTCTCGCGCGGTGACCAGGACGCCGGCTGTGCCAGGCACCTCTACATACCCGACCTGGTGGCGGGCGAGCAGGTCGACGCCGGTGAGGACTGGGTCAGCTACCGGCTGCCCGATGGCAGCGAATGGCGTGACGGCGTGCCGGCTGGTCCATCGACCGTCTCGCACCTGCCCTGCCGGGTCTGCCGCGGGACCATCTACCGGGCCGGACCGGGCAAGGGACCGCACCTCGCCGAACTGATCTGCACCTCCTGCAACACCGGGGGCCGATGGCTGAGCAAGGCCGACGCCGCGGCGATGGGATTGGCAGCATGACGCTCTCGCTCCGCCCCTATCAGCGCGCTGCGATCGAGGCGCTGTACGACTACTTCGCGGGCAACACAGGCAATCCCCTCGTGGTGATCCCGACAGCGGGGGGCAAGTCGGTCGTGCTGGCCGGATTCATCCGCGAAGCGATCGCCGCGTACGGCGACACCCGCGTACTCGTACTCACGCACGTGCGGGAATTGATCCAACAGAACTTCATGGCGATGCTGCGCGCCTGGCCGGAGGCGCCGGCCGGTATCTACTCCGCCGGCCTGTCGCGCCGCGACATCCGGGCACAGGTGCTGTTCGCCGGCATCCAGTCCATCCACCGCCACGCCCGCCAGGTGCAGCGCTGCGACCTGGTGCTGATCGACGAGGCACACCTGCTCGGCCGCAGCGACAGCGGCATGTACCGCTCCTTCCTGGCCCAGCTGAACGAGATCAATGCCGGCCTGCTGAAGGTGGTGGGCTTCACCGCGACACCCTACCGGCTCGACAGCGGCATGCTGCACGAGGGCAAGGACCGGCTGTTCACCGATATCGCCTATGAGGTGCCGGTGCTGGAGATGATCCAGCAGGGCTATCTCTGCCCTGTCGTCCCCAAGCAGACCACGACGCAGCTCGACGTCGGCGGCGTCGGCACCCGCGGCGGCGAGTTCATTGCGAAAGACCTAGAGGACGCGGTCGATCGCGACGAGGTGACGCGCGCCGCCGTGGCCGAAATCGTACAGCACGGCGAAGGCCGCGGGTCATGGCTGGTGTTCTGCTCGGGCGTCGCGCACGCCAGGCACGTCCGCGACGCCGTCCGCGAGCACGGCATCTCCGCCGAGACCGTGACGGGCGACACGCCGGCGCCCGAGCGCGACGACATCCTGGCGGCCTTCAAGGCGGGGCGGCTGCGCTGCGTCACCAACGCCAACGTGCTGACCACCGGCTTCGACGCGCCGGGGGTCGATCTGATCGCGCTGCTGCGGCCCACCAAGAGCGTCGGGCTCTACGTCCAGATGGTCGGCCGCGGCACCCGCCTCGCCGAGGGCAAGGATGACTGCCTGGTGCTGGACTTCGCCGGCAACACAGCCCGGCACGGCCCGATCGACACGGTGGACGGCCGCAAGAAGGAGAAAAGCGAGGAGCCCGGTGAGGCGCCGGTCAAGGTCTGCCCGGAATGCAAGACCATCAACCACGCAAGCGTCCGGCACTGCATCGAGTGCAACTACGAGTTCCCACCGCCGGTGGTGAAGGTTGCGCCGCGTGCGGCCTCCAACGCGCTGCTGTCGACGCAGCAGCAGGGCACCTGGTGCGACGTGACCGGCATCACCTACGCCCGGCACGAGAAGCCCGGCAAGCCAGCATCGCTGCGCGTCACCTACGAATGCGGGCTCGCCCGCCACAGCGAATGGGTCTGCTTCGAGCACACAGGCTTCCCCAGGGAGAAGGCGGTAACGTGGTGGCATCGGCGTGCCCATCATCTTCCAACACCGGGCACGGTCGATGAGGCGCTGGGGCGTCTGACCAATCTCCGCGCGCCCATCGCAATCCGAGTGCGGCCCGCCGGCCAATACACCGAGATCACCGCGACGAGGTTCGTTTGATATGCGCAGCCTGTCACCTCCGCGCCGCCCGCGGCTTCGGGTGGTTCGACCCGCGCACCCTGGTTCCGGCCCCGATGCCGGCCTGCTCGCGCCGTTGCATGGATGCACTCTGCCGGAGGTGGGGCGTGGTTGACCCGGACGAACACGAGATCGCGGCGATCCAGGCCGCCAGCCCGATGGCCGGCGAATATCTGGACAGCATCGGCAAGACCGACCTGGCGACGCTGACCGATGCCGAATGGCTGACCTTCCTGGAGGTGGTGATCACCGCCTACCAGGACGAGTTGGTCCGGCGACTGAATGCCGGGCAGTACCCGGCTCCGGGGATCGCGGTGGCGCGGCGATGACCAGCATGGATGATGTGTCCTTCATGGCGCAGTACGGCGAGCGCCTCGTCGACAACGGCTACGCGGTGATCCCGATCATGCCGGGCAGCAAGGTGCCAGGACGGTTCACCGGCGGCGATTGGTCTCCCTATCCCAACTGGACCCGGCATTGCGACCGGCCGACAAAAGGCTTCGAGGTCGACATCTGGCGGCGCTGGCCCGGCTGCGGCGTCGGCATCGCCTGCGGCGCCGTCGTCGGCATCGACATCGATCTCACCGACGCAGCACTCGCCATCCAGATCACCCACCTCGCCAACGAGATGCTCGGCGAGACGCCCTGCCTGCGCATCGGTCGCGCGCCCAAGCGGCTGTTGGTCTATCGCACCGAGACGCCGTTCGCCGGGCACAAACGGCTGCCGCTGGAAGTTCTCGCCCACGGCCAGCAATTCGTCGCCTACGCCATCCACCCCGGCACCGGCCAACCCTATGAATGGCCGGAGGACGGCCTGCTGGACGTGCCGCTGGCGAAACTGCCCGCGGTGTCGGAAGCGCAGGTCATGGCATGGCTCGACCAAGCCTACGCCATGATCCCCGCCGAACTGCGGCCGCACACCCTCATCGGGAACCACGAGCGGCCCGGGAACTGGCGTGGTCCCTCCGACCCACGCGGCACCTACGAGGCGGTGCAAGCGGCGCTGGCGTTCATTCCGAATGACGATCTCGACGGTCACTCCTGGATCACCATGGGCAACGCGATCAAGGCGGCGCTCGGTGATGAGGGCAAGGACCTCTGGCTCGCCTGGTCGCGCCAGTCGAGCAAGTCGGGCGCGTCCGGCCGCGCCGACACACCGGAACGCCGTTGGGCCAAGCTGCGGCCGCACAGCATCGGCGCCGGCAGCGTTTATACCATGGCCATCGATCGGGGTTGGATCCCGCCGCCGGAGATCACGCTCAACGCCGCTACCGCCGAGCAGACCAAGCAGCCACACCCGGCATCGGCGCTGCTGGCAAAGGCAGCGGCAACGACGTCCCGTCCAGTGGCGCGGTCCAAACCCTATCGCGTGCCGCCCGAGCTATTCGACGTAGGCGGCGCGCTCGGGATGTTCGTCGAGCACTGCAACGCCACCGCCATCAGCCCGCAGCCGTTCCTGGCATTGGCCGCGGGCATCTGCCTGGTCGGAGCCCTCGCCGGGCGCAAGTACCGCACCGCCACCGACCTCCGCACGAACGTCTACGCCATCGGCGTGGCTGACTCGGGCGGCGGCAAGGACCACGCCCGCAAGGTGACCAAGCAACTGCTCGGCGAGGCCGGGCTCACGCAATACATGGGCGGCGAGGACATCGCGTCTGGCGCCGCGGTCTACACCGCCCTGGCTCGCCACCCTTCCATCCTGTTCCAGATCGACGAATTCGGCGACTGGTTGGCCGAGCTGCTCGGCCCGAAGGCGCCGGCGCACCGCAAGCAGATCGCCCAGCGTCTCAAGACGCTCTACAGCAGCGCCAGCACCTTCCTGTCCGGCACGGAATACGCCGACCAGTCACGCAACGGCCGGCCGCGCGAGGACATTCAGCAGCCACACGCCTGCCTCTACGGCACGACCACGCCGGCGCAGCTATGGGCCGCGATCGCGGGCGCCAGCCTGCAGGACGGCCTGATGGCGCGCATCCTGCTCTTCGTCTCGCCCTGCTCCTATCCGGAAGAGCAAGCACCCGTCTCGGCTCCGCCGTCGGCGGAGCTCATCGCCGCGCTGCAGGGCATCGCTGCGGGTCCGACCGATCCGGAGGGCGGCGAGTTGGGCAAGCTGATGCTGGCCAACACCTGGCCGAACCCGTTGCTGGTGGCGAATACGCCGGAGGCGGAGGACGCCTACCGGAGCCTGCGGCGCGAACAACTCGAACGCATGCGGCGCAATGAAGGCACGCATGTTACCGCCATCGTCGGTCGTCTGGCCGAAAACGCCATGAAACTGGCCCTGGTGCGTGCGGTGAGCCGTGACCCCGCCGCACCGACCATAGCGGCGGACGACGTGGCCTGGGGACGCGCCCTGTCCCTGCACTGCATCGAGACGCTGCTGCGCGAGGCCGACGCACACGTGGCCAACAACCCATTTGAGGCGCTGGTCAAGCGTGCGCTCGCCATCATCCGCAAGCACGGGCCTGTCACGGAGCGGGACATGATCCACAAGGGCTGGGTTCTGCCCGAGCGCGATCGAGGCGACGTCATGCGGACGCTGGTCGAGGGCGGATACGTCATCGCCACACCGACGCCGCCGGGCGCCAAAGGGGGGCGCCCCACCGTTCGCTACTCCGCCATCGCACCTACCGACGAAACCAGTTCTGGCGTGGAGGTAAGTCTTTGAAAAATAGACTTTCGTCAGTTGTGTCGGTTTCGGCGAGGACTCGCGCGCGCGCACCCATCATGCATGGGACTCTATCCCCGGATACTGAGCATCTCAAAACCGACACAACCTACACAACTATATATATCAACAACATAGAGATAGGTTGTGTACGAGCAGAGAGGGGTTCTGGCGGGAGGCCCCCACCTGGGTACCGATTTGGCTCGCTCGGTACCACGGCCTGCCGCACTGCGACGCCCAGCCAGCGGCCCGGCGTCCTGGTACGGAGTACGCCATGACCCTGCCCGGAGCCCCGCAGCCGCCACGGTCATGCCTGGACCGGACACGCAGCAGCACCGCAGCCCCGGAGATGGACGTCATGCGCCGCCGTGCTTGGCACGAACAGGGCATCGCCGCGCTGTCCGTCAACGACATCACCGATGCCTGGCTGCGCCAGGCGGTCACCAACGAGGCAACGCGGCGCTGGGGGCCGCGAGGAGGAGGACACAACCATGGCCGCTAAGCGGAAGGCGAAGCAAAGCCCGGTTCAGCTGGACGATCTGTCCAAGCCGACCGCCTGGCGCATGCAGCACGGCGGCTTCGACCCGAGCATGGACACCGACCCGGACACCGGCGCGGTCGTCAGCCATCGGCGTGCCGTGGACACGCTTGGTCTGATGTGCGCGAACGGCACCATCACGCCGACCATGCACGACGCCGGCGTCATCTTCCGCAGCCTGTTCCGCACCGCCGCGCTGGACGGCATGCCGACATCACAGTTGCTGCGCGTGTCGGCCGCGGGCGCGGATGCCGCCTCGGAGCGGCAGACGGACGCGCGGTACCGCGTTGCCGCCGCCCTGGACGCGCTGGGCGGCCACGCCAGCCCAGCCGGCTCCTGTGCGTGGTTCGTGCTCGGGGAGGAGTTCTCGCTGCGGACGTGGGCGACACGGCGTGCCTGGTGCGGCAAGCCAATCCACGGGCCGATGGCGCAGGGCGTGCTGGTGGCGACGCTCGGCACGCTGGCGATGCACTTCGGCCTGATCCAGCGCTCGCAGGCGGCGTGATGAACGGAGCGCGGCCACAGGAGTGGTCGCGCGTATCGCCACGCGCGCTGTGAACATTGTCCCTATCTTTGGTCACCGAGGGACGGTAATACCTGAGTTCGTGGTGAAAGCGAGCCAAGGTCAAAAGTAAAGTGGACTTTTCCGACCGCGATTGCTTGCCCTGCGTTAAACCGACGCCGCTGGGAGGCCCAGAATTTTCCGCGCGAACGCTGCCGAACGCGCCCGGCTCTCCAACAGTCTCCCCGGTGCTCGGCAGCCGTTCGGCTGAGGGATAACGTCGAGGGGTGTTTCCGCTCCCAATGCCTCCCGTAACCGCCCCTCGCAGGCCCTATAGACGCCCTTGCCGATTACCAGGACACCATCTGGGCGCGCCTTGGAGACAACATCTCCTATGTGGTGGCACCACGATGCTTTCAGGGCTGCGCCGTACTCGCGCGCCGACACTCTCTCTCGACCCCGGCTGAGTGCCACGATACTGGCGTCCACCAGCCAGATTCCTGCAGCCCGCAGCCTGTGCAACAGGACCAGTTTGCCAACTCGCTGCCTTTCCCGTTTGGTCATTCCTGCAACTTGCGGAAACTCGCGGGGTGTCTCCGGGCCATCGAGGACATCATGAAACAGCCGCCAGAATTGAGGTGTACCGCGATTCTTCGCCACGATCCCATCGACCAGTTCATTGTCCCCGTATCCGAGGCAGTAGACGAATCGTACGAAGCCGGTTTCCGTACCGTCGGGTTGGCGGACGCGCAGCGCCGCCTCTTCAGGCGGTGTCCACACATGGCTCTCCGCAAACAGCAACAGTCGCACTCGTTCGGGCCGCCAAGCGAACCGAAGTCGCTCAACCTCGGCGATACCCTCCCAACACTCGCGGTCGGGGCCGAACAGAGGCGGCACAGCTTTCCACGCGCGTTGCAACGACATGCCGGACACGATGGGCGTGGGCAGACGTTAGTTCAAGTTGGGCGCTTGCCCGCCGAGCTTGGCCAGAAAATGTAACAGACCGTGCCGTTGACTGTTACAATTCACCCCATGGCGGCCCGCGAATCGATGATCGTAGAATCCTCCCACGTTGAGAAGGCGCGAGTGCGGTGGGCCGGGGGGACGCGGGGGCCTGTAATCGCCGCAACGCCTGTCGGGCTATGGCGACAGCCCTGCTGAGGCTTTCCGCGGCGCCGTCATTTCTGGACCATCCCCTTGCCCTGGAAGCCGCCCATCCATCGCCCGCCCGGTTGGCAACGGGCGAAGCGGGTGCGTACTGATGCCCTCGACCGTGCCTACGGCACCCAGGCCTGGCGCAAGCTCGCCGCCGCGGTGATCGTCCGCGACCGGGGCATCTGCCATCTCTGCGGCAAGCCAGGTGCCGACACCGCTCACCACCTAGTCGAGAAGCGGCGCGGCGGCACCGATGACCCCGCCAACCTTCGGGCAGTCCATCGCGGTTGTCACAACCGCGCCCATGGGGGATGGGGGTTTTTCGACAAGCAAGATCCGTGCCTGCGACCGGCATTGGGTTTTGCTTATCCGTGGCCAAAATGAAGAAGGGGGGGGTGACGATGCCGGATGACGCGAGGCTGCGTGATCTGGCGGTCGAATACCGTCCGCTCGATAGCGTAGTCGCCTACGCCCGCAACGCCCGCACCCACTCCGATGCGCAGGTCGCCGAGATCGCCGGTTCGATCCGTGAGTTCGGCTTCACCAACCCGGTGCTGGTTGCCGAAGATGGCACGCTGATCGCCGGCCATGGCCGCGTGCTCGCCGCGCGCAAGCTCGGCATGGACGAGGTGCCGGCGATCGTGCTGACCGGCCTGTCCGAGACGCAGCGCCGCGCGCTGGTCCTCGCCGACAATCGCATCGCCATCAACGCCGGCTGGGACAATGATCTGCTCGCTCTCGAACTGAGCGACCTGCAGTCGGCCGGCTTCGACCTCGGCCTGACTGGGTTCACCGGTGCGGAGATTGCCGACCTGCTGAAGCCGGCCAGCGATGGAGGCACCGCCGAGGATGATGGCGCTGCTGACGAAGTGCCCGAGCCCGCTGCCGACCCGGTGGTGCGGTCAGGCGATATGTGGCAGCTCGGCGAGCATCGCCTGCTCTGCGGCGACAGCACCAACCCGGCCGATGTTGCCCGCGTCATGGCGGGCGACGCCGCGACGCTGTGCTTCACCAGCCCGCCCTATGCGCAGCAGCGCGACTACGCGAGCGGCGGGATCGGGGATTGGGATCGGCTGATGCAGGGCGTGTTCTCCGCGCTGCCGATGGCGGATGGCGGGCAGGTCCTGGTCAATCTCGGTCTCGTGCACCGCGATGGCGAATGGCAGCCCTACTGGTCGGACTGGGTCGCCTGGATGCGCGCGCAGGGCTGGAAGCGGTTCGGCTGGTATGTCTGGGATCAGGGCCCGGGCCTGCCGGGTGACTGGAATGGCCGCCTGGCGCCGAGCTTCGAGTTCGTCTTCCATTTCTGCCGGACGCCGCGCAAGCCGAACAAGACCGTGGCCTGCAAGTGGGCCGGGCACGTCAACGACAGCCACGGCGGGATGCGGGCGAAGGACGGCACCGTGGGCGAATGGACGCATGCCGGCCAGGGCGTGCAGGACACCCGCATCCCCGACAACGTCATCCGCGTCACCCGGCACAAGGCGCGCGGCATCGAGACCGAACACCCCGCGGTGTTCCCGGTGAACCTCGTCGCCTTCGTCATGGAGGCCTATGCCGATCCGGGCGCGATCTGTTTCGAACCCTTCGCCGGCTCCGGCACCTCACTTGTCGCGGGACAGCGGACGGGGCGGCATGTCCGGGCGATCGAATTGGCGCCGGTCTATGCGGACGTGACGCTGCGCCGGTGGCAACTGCTCTATCCGGGCACCAAGCCGGTCCTCGAGGGCGACGGCCGAACCTATGACGAGATCGCCGCCGAGCGGCGCAAGATGGAAGCTTGATGATGCTGACGGTTGAAGCCTGGCCCGTGACGAGGCTAATCCCGTACGTACGGAATCCGAGACGCAACGACGAAGCGGTGGATCGCATGTGCGCCGCCATCCGGGAGTTCGGTTTCCGGATCCCGGTGGTGGCCCGCTCGGACGGCACCGTGATCGATGGTCATCTTCGTCTCAAGGCGGCGCAGCGATTGGGGCTGCCGGAGGTGCCGGTGGCGCTGGCCGACGGCTTGTCGGAAGCGCAGATCAAGGCGTTCCGCCTGCTCGCCAACCGTTCGGCCTCCTGGGCCGAATGGGACGATGAACTGCTGGCCCTGGAACTGAAGGACCTGCAGGACGCCGGCTATGACCTCGGCCTGACCGGCTTCGACGCCGGCGAACTGCGAAACCTGATGGAGGACGGCCCAGCCGCAGGCCTCACCGACGAGGATGCGGTTCCCGAGCCGCCGGCCGATCCGGTCACCAAGCCGGGCGATCTCTGGGTGCTGGGCGAGCACCGGCTTCTGTGTGGCGATGCCACGGTTGCCACCGATGTCGAGCGTCTGCTGGCGGACGCCCGGCCGCATTTGCTCGTGTCTGACCCGCCGTATGGGGTTGAGTACGACCCGACCTGGCGGAACAAGGCCGGCGTGTCGGCGACCAAGCGCACCGGCAAGGTGGCCAACGACGACCGCGCCGACTGGCGCGAAGCCTGGGCGCTGTTCCCCGGCGACGTGGCCTATGTCTGGCACGCCGGCGTGCACGCGCGCACGGTGATCGAGGGCCTGGAAGCGGCCGGCTTCGCCATCCGCTCGCAAATCATCTGGGCCAAGCCGCGCTTCGTGCTGGGGCGCGGCGATTACCACTTTCAGCACGAGCCGTGCCTCTATGCCGTCCGGCGTAGCGCCATCGGCCACTGGCAGGGTGCGCGCGACCAGTCGACGCTGTGGTCGATTGCCCCCGCCGGTGCCGAGGACGCTGCCACGCCGCACGGCACACAGAAGCCGGTAGAGGCGATGCGCCGTCCGATCGTCAACAACAGCGAGCGTGGTGACCTGGTCTACGAGCCGTTCTGCGGCAGCGGCACGACCTTGATCGCCGCTGAGACGGTGGGGCGGCGGTGCCTCGCCATGGAGTTGGACCCGGCCTACTGCGATGTCATCGTTCGGCGGTGGCACGATTTCACAGGGAAGGCGGCCGTGCTGACCGGCGAGGACCGCGTGTTCGACGACATCGCGGCCGCCCGTTGCCATGCGGCGGCGTAGCGCTGACGCACGTTGCCGACAGCCGCAGTGGGGGGAATCGGTGGTGACGGACCCTCACCCGAGCGTCGGAACTCAAGCGCCACGGGCCAGAAGAAACCGCTCCCGAAATGCTTGGCGGCCTTGGTCGTACGGTAGTGGATTGGTAGCGTGCGGGATAGGCGCTCTTCGGTCACCGATGAGATAGTCGATCCGGTATGTGCAGTTGCCGGATGGATGCAGCATTCCGCCGAGGACCCTTTCGGGTTTCAACACTCTCTGTTGTATGAGACTGCTCAAGACCTTCTGGACACTCGGCCCGAGTCCGACGAATACCGCGTCCTTCAACTCATCGACCTCTGCCACAAAGTATTCGAGTAGATACCTCCGCAGCAAGGTATTCTTGGTCATATCTGGGGTTCCGCGGTAATCACTGTCAGCGATGAAAACCGGATAGCGCAAGAGGGACGTAGTCTGCACGAGGAAGTGTGCCATTGAGAACAGGTCAGCCGAATCACGCAGTCCCAACCATGTGTGAAATCCCCAATGATTTAGTTGCTTTATCAAATTGCTTCGAAGCGGCTCGCCACTGAAAGCACCCACGCTCTTTGCGGCCCGGATGGCCTCTGCGTGGGATTTGCCGGCCTGAAGTGCCCGACGAGCCTCTCTATTTGCATTGAGCATCTGAGTTGGGCCCGGCGTGATTCCGACGAGAACAACCCGCGCACTTGGGTTGATGTACTCGAATGGGGCATAGTAGATATCTACGCCATCTTTAGTATCCATCAAGAGACGCGGGTCGCGTATAACCGGCGCGTTCGGATCACAAAGGACTCCGGCGTAAGTTTCAATCAAGCTTTTTTTCATGGCTATGAAATTCTACCTCTGACAACCCACTGATCACGGGCACAGTCGTTTTAAGCTCTGCGATCGAGCGGTCAATCCGATTCGCTCTCAGAAGGTCCCCCGGCGGAGCGCGACTTACGGCCGTTTCAGGTCACGGTAGAAATTCTCGTGCGATCCCAAAGCCAGCAGCTTGATGGTCTCCTCGTCCGTCTGTGCATAGGCCAGCAGGCACAGTTGGTTGCTTAGCCGAAACTTGAACACGCGTACCCCCGCCAGATCGCCCACCTTGGCGTCACCAATGGTGGGGTCGTCGGCGATGGCCCGGACGGCGGCATCGAGTTCCGTCTTCTGGCCGGCACGGAGCTTCTTGGCCGCGCGGGCAAACGTTGGTGTGACGAGGAGGCGCATCAGCCGAAGCGGTATTCTTCGGTGGCGGTTTCCTGCTGAGCGACGAGGATGTCGCGGATCATCGCGAATGGCAGATCTGGATTCTCCTCGGCGACCTTGCCAATCTGAGACCAGTACTCGATCTGCTTCGGGACCGATCGGTGCTGGACGCGGCCGTAGTTCTTGGCCTGCTCTACCAGCGCTTCCGACAGTTTGACATTGACGGCCATGGGTGCCTCCGGAGCGATGGGACCCATATGGTCCCTTGAGGACCAAAAGGGAACCCCCTGCGGAGGCAGGGGGCTGAATGTGATCACGGCCCGGCAGGCGGGTCGGTTCATTCCTCGGCGGCCTGGGGCGGCATGCCGATCCGGTAGACTGTGTAGGACCCCTTCGCGCCTTCCTTGTTCGGGCCCACCATGCGGACCCGGTCCAGGGTCTCGATGGTGAACCCCTTCTTCTTCAGGCCGGCCAGGAAGCCGCGCACGGTGTTGCTGTTCCAGCCGGTGGCCTCGGCGATCTGTGGGCCGCTGGCGCCTTCGGCGCGGCGCAGCATGGCGAGCACCGTCTCCTTCTTGGTGCCCCGGCGCGGTCCCCGCGAAGTTCCAGTGACGTGCGGCGTGGCGCGGCCGGCGAGCCCGGCGAGCAGGCGGGCGATCGGGCCCTCCATGGCGGCGATGATGTCGCTCTCGCGATTGGCCTCGTCATCCCAGGCATCGAGGACGGCCTGGGCAGCCTGGCGGAGAGTGTCGCGTCCGTTGCCCTGCCTGGGCGCCACGGTCGCGGCGTCGAGGGCGTCGGCGACCGCCTTGGCCTCCTGTGCCGCCGCGTCGGCCGATGCCACCCGTGGCGCCGTGTCGGGCTTG